AAGCTCACCAATTAATAACAAAGCAACATACCTAGAGCATTCAGTTCGTGCTGCACTAGGTAACGAGGACAGCCGTCAATATGTAATGGCAGCTGACACAACTTCAAATAACTCTGGATTAATTCCAACACCACAATCAACAGAAATTATCAATGGTGTTTCAAACGCTGATCGTGGCTTAATTGACGCACTATCACGCGGTACACTTCCAGCATCAGGAATGACTTTTGAAATTCCTAAAATTACAACTGCTCCAACAGTAACACTTGAGGCAGAGGCAGCAGCAATTGATACAACAGATCAAGCATCATCATTTGTTCAGGTTGATGTTAAGAAGTTCGCTGGCGGACAAACATTCTCAGTTGAATTACTAGATCGTTCATCACCAGCATTTTTTGATGAGTTAGTTCGTCAAATGGAATTTGCTTATGCAAAGACCACAGATGCTTATGTTGCAGGAGTTCTTGGAAGTTCATGTTCACTAGCAGCAGTAGCTGAGGACAACACAGCAGCAGACTTGCTTGCTTATGTTTCAGCAGCAGCAGCATCCATCTATTCAGGTTCACTTGGATTTGCTCGCAACTTAATTGTTAACAGCACTCAATGGGGTAACATCATGGGCTACAACGATGGCGGACGCCCAATTTACAATGCATCACAACCACAAAACGCAGGTGGCGCAGTTTCACCACAATCATTACGCGGAAATGTTGCTGGCTTGGATCTATATGTATCTCGCTCACTAGATGGATACACAACTGGAGATCAGTCAATGATCGTAGTAAATCCAGATGCATTCACTTGGTATGAGAGCCCACGCTTACAATTACGCTCTGATATCACAGCAACCGGTCAAGTATCTGTTGCTTACTATGGCTATGGCGCATTAGCAGTGAAAATTGCTGGTGGCGGAGTTTGGTTCAACAAGAACTAATTAAGCCCTTAATGCCTACTGGTGCTCCCGCTGGTAGGCAGCTAGAAATGGGAGTCTAAGAGAGGAATTTATGCCAACAATTATCACCGCGACCCAGTTGCGTTCTGTATTGGGTGTAAGTTCCTCTCTTTATGATGATACTTATTTAAATCAAATTATCGATACCGCAGAAACAGTTATTCTGCCAATGTTAGTTACATTCAAAGCTCCAATCGAAAAAGTATCGCTGACAGATAATGTCGCTACTTTCACTACACTAGGAATACATGAATTCACCGAAGGACAATCAGTTGTCATCACAGGATGCGGATCACCTTACAACGGAACAAGAGTTGTGCTGGCAGATAATCTTGGCCAATATACCTTTTCACAATCGATCACTAATGCCGATATACTCGAAGCTAATGTCATCCCATCCGGAGTTGCTGCCTTATCTGGCGGATCAACTTATGTTGGAAATGCAGCTGTTCAATCAGCCGTCTACACAGTTTCAGTCGAAGTTTTCCAAGCAAGACTTGCCGGTGGAGGACAAATCGAAGGAGTAGATTTTCAACCTACACCATTTAGAATGGGTCGTTCATTATTTAATAAATGCGTAGGATTATTAGGTAGTTACATGGATACTGAAAGCATGGCTCAATAGTGCCTAATGAAACAATCCTTCAACAGATTCGCACACCTTTAGCAACTGCCTTATCTAGCGTTGCAGGAAATGTTTATGCTTTTGTGCCTGAAACAGTTATTCCTCCAGCAGTAGTTGTTGTTCCAGATAGCCCATACTTAGAATTCGAAACAATTAATAAAAGCAATATAAGAGCAAAAGTTAATTTTACTATTTCAGTTGCAGTTGCATATAACAGCAATCCTGCATCGCTCGACAATATCGAGCAATTAATAATCAGCGTTCTGGCAGTTATTCCTGGTGGATATATTGTCAGCTCGGTCGAAAGACCAACAGTTACCACAGTCGGAGCATCGACTTTGCTTATCGCAGATGTTCGAGTATCTACCTACTACACACGCACAGTCTAAGGAGAAATAATCATGGCAACAGTAGTAATCACTGGTCGCGATATTTCGTTGTCTTTCACAGGTGGAACAGACATCGAAGCGCAAGCAACCAGCGCAGTTTTAACAAAAGTCAATGAGCGTCAGGAATATCAGACACTTGATGGCACAGCTTATAAGACCACAAACATTTCAGGAACATTTGCATTATCAATGTTGGCTGATTGGGGCAAGGCAAACTCAGTTTGTGAAGCCCTATGGACAGCAGCAGAAACTGCTCCAGATACAGACATTTCAATTACTCTAACAGCTGCAACTGGCGCACAATTTGTGTTCCCAGTAAAGCCAGAGTTCCCAACAGCAGGTGGATCAGGAATTGATGCACAAACTGTTGATTTTGAATTTACTGTTTCAGGTGGAGCAGTAACAGAAACATTTAGTTAAGAAATAGAAACGGGAGCAACTAATGAAAAGAACAATTAAAATTACATATAACTCAGGTGACGAAGCATTATATACCGCCAAAACACCTGAGTTCGTAAAATGGGAAAAGGAAACAAATAAAACCATTTTAGACATGAATGAAAAGTCAGGTCTATGGGATTTAATGTTTTTGGCTTATCATGCTTACAAAAGAGAAGCTGGTGGAAAACCAGTTAAATCTTTTGATAATTGGGTTGAAACGGTATCAGAATTTGATGTAGTCAAAGATGGTGATGCAGACCCAAAAGTCATCCAGCAGGAAGCCTAAGTAGATTATTGGTTGAGTTGGCAATAGCCACACAAATACCAATGAGCGAATGGGTTGATTCAGACGACATTTTTACAGCGATAGAAGTATTGGAGCAGAGGTATGGCAAATGAAACAATCGCCTACAATAAAAAAGACCTGCGCGATATTTACAAAGCTTTTAAACTTATGGATGAACAAGCTACTGATGAAGCACGCCGTCAATCTGCTGCTCTGGCGTATTTTGCATCAGAGGAAATTAAACAAGCAGCTAGAGGTCGAACAAAGGCTGGCGCGGTTGCGCAAAGAGTCGCGGATGGCGTTAGCATCTCTAAATCGAGCAAAATCGGTGAGTTCCGCTATGGTTTTGCCAGACAAAAGTTTTCAGGTGGTGCTACTACACAAACCCTATGGGGTGGTGTTGAGTTTGGTTCAAATAAATTCAAACAGTTCCCTACATATTCTGGGCGGTCAGGTCGTGGATCTCGCGGATGGTTCATTTATCCAACCCTTCGCAGAATTCAGCCTGAATTGATTAACAAGTGGGAAGAAAGTTTTACTCGCATTATTAAGGAATGGATCTAATGGCAACTGGTAATAGAACATTAAAGTTATCGATCCTTGCTGATGTTGATGACTTAAAAAAGAAGTTAGGCGAAGCTGATAAAGCCGTTGAAACTAACTCAAGCAAAATTGGTGAGTTTGGAAAAAAGGCTGCTGCTGCTTTTGCGGTCGCTGCTGCTGCTGCGGTTGCCTATGCTGGCAAATTAGCCGTTGATGGGGTCAGGGCTGCGATAGAGGATGAGCAAGCACAGTTAAGGTTAGCCAATGCTTTAAGACAGGCTACAGGGGCTACTGATGCCCAAATAGCGGCAACTGAGGACATGATCCTTAAGACCTCTTTAGCCACAGGCGTTGCTGATGATAAATTGCGTCCAGCCATGCAGAGATTGGCAGTATCTACAAAATCTACCGAGGAAGCCCAAAAGTTATTAACCCTTGCTTTAGATATTAGTGCTGCATCAGGTAAAGATTTAGAAACAGTTGCAAATGCTTTAGGTCGTGCTCAAGATGGTAATCAAGCAGCACTTGGCAGATTAGGTCTTGGATTATCTAAGGCTGAACTTGCAACATTATCTTTCACCGAAGTTCAAGCCAAATTAGCAGAGTTATATGGTGGCGCAGCAGCTACAAATGCTGAAACCTTTCAAGGAAAGATTGATCGCCTAAAAGTTGGATTTGATGAAGCAAAGGAAAGTTTAGGCGTTGCTTTATTGCCAGCAGTTGAGCAATTTATTACATTCTTAAACGATCAAGGCATTCCAACTCTAAATGCTTTTATTGCAGGATTAACTGGTAATGAAGGATTAAGTGCTGGACT